GTGGATGGTTAATTATGTTGGCAAACCCACAATTCGGTGGGTTGGAATTTAACATACCAGATATGACAGCAATAAGAATACCGTATCCATTTGATAATGCGGTTGCTAGATATATGGCAGAAATAAGAAATCATAAATTATTATATGGCGAGTAAAAAGAAAAATGCAATAGGATGTAGAGCTGGTAGAGCTAGAATAGTTGACCCAAATGATTTTGATGGTTTTGACGCAGATTCTAATGTGCCAGTTCAATTAGAGGATTTAAACATCTCTGTAGCTTTAACAAGTTTTAGAAAAGGTAGAACATTATTAACTGGTGAAGTAACTGATAGTGTTAAAGATAACGTAGCTCAAATATCTGTTAATTTCATTGAAGGTACAAATTTAGGTGGTAAAAAAGTATTGACAACTAGCTATACTGATTTAACTACTAGATTTGATAGTGATGTAGTTAATGATGAAGCGTTAGGTATTACTAATATTGATATTGAGTTCAACGCATCAATGGCACCTCTTATTACAATTAATTTTATTGACGTTAGAGGTAGTGCTATTTTTCAGAATGAAGAAAATATATTAAACAATAGAGGTAATAAATACACAACCTTTTTCCAATTACCATATCCTATGTATGAATTGGAAGTAAAAGGATATTATGGGTTACCAGTTAAATATTGTTTACACATGTTAAAATTCAATACAAAATTTAACTCACAAACTGGTAATTTTGAAATAACAGCCAATTTTATTGGTTACACATTTGCATTGATGGCAGATATGTTGATTGGTTATTTAAAAGCTATTCCTTTTACTTCAATAGGTAAAGATAGAATGATTAAATACAATGAAACTATTTCAAGTGGTGTTCCAGTACTGACACTTAGTGATTTATCTGTAAATGTCAGTCGATTAAATGAAGGTATATCAAAGACTGCAAATGAGAATCCAGCTTCAAAAGAAATAAATGCTTCTACTGCTGGACTAGAAGCGTTAGAAAAAATAAAAAATCAAATATATCAGTTAGGTCAAA